CTGAAGTAATCCAAGCTGTACCAACGTATTTTGTAAATCCAATTCCTGTTGTGCTTTTAGATCCCCAAGTTAATTCAAAAGATGCTCTTGTATATATGTAATCTGTAAACATTTCACTCAATGTTCTTTTTGTAATTGGATTCCCATCTGGTTGAAGCCATGCATAAAGAGCATCACAAGAAACATCCCAGTTTCTCATTCCCTCCATGTTCTCTTCCCAACCTCCACTTTCTTTTGAAGAAGTAGATCTGGTGCTATGATTAATGTTTATTGTTGCGTTTGTACTATAAGCCACGAGATTTGCTCCCACATACACTCCTAACTCAGTTCCATTTAATTGTCCATCTTGTACTGCCATTTTATTTTATTTTTTTATAGATTAATATTATGCGTCAACAGCTTGAGTTAAAGTACTTGTACCCTGAAAAGAAACTGTAAAAGTTGCTGTATCTTCTAAGGGAGCTGTAATACTTGCTGAAGTCAGCCATGCCGTACCAGTGTATTTTGTCCATCCATCTCCTGCTGTAGTTGTGTTTCCAAAAACTATTTCAAAACTTGTTCTTGTTGCAATATATGCTGTAAACATATCACTTAATGTTGTGTTTGTTATATCTCCTCCTGCAGGGGTTAGCCACGCATAAAGAGCATCACTTGATACATCCCAACTCCTATACGCTTCTGCATTTTCTTCCCATCCACCAGATTCTTTTGAAGAAATTGACCTGGTGCCATTGTTAATATTTAATGTTGCATTGGTACTGTAACCAACCAAAGTCCCTGCAACATATACGGATATTTCCGTTCCATTTAATTGACCATCACTTGCTTCTGCCATAATTTTATTTTTTTATTTTTTAATATTATAATTCTTGCTTCTCTTCTGAAGCTTCTATTTTTGTTTTCTTAGTCTTTTTTTCTTTCTTCTTTTCTTCTGTTCCATAACCATTCTCATCTAACCATTTTGCGTATTCTTGAGTTACATCCATAACTGCTCCAGGTTGCAAGGTTTTATGAGCGTTTACTATTAAGGCTTTTTTTAATGTATATTTCATTTCTTTATTCGTTTATATCAATCCATCCATTATTTGGATTGTTGATTGTTTCTATTATTTCAGAATGAGAATATATTTTATCCCCACTTAAAAAAGTTGGCACCTCTCCAATAAATTTAATTATTGTTTTAGTTCCATCTAAATTATATCTTAATGTTGCTGCTGATGTTTCAATTACTTTTTGAAAATCAACTGAATCAACATAACTTTTTTCTATTATAACATATTTTTTTTCCATATCTTTATTCTGCAACATTGGCCACAAAGTCCGTTGATACCATGTTAGTCATTGTTCCATCATTATTTCCTGTTTCATCTGGTATTGTTGGAAATGTTGCAATTGGATTTCCTACTATTCCTCCATCTCCCATTTTCCAGTAACCTTTTAAATTATCTAAAGGAACAGGATTAAATGGTAATCCATCATTATATAAAGTTGTTACTTCTGTTAAAGATAATTCTTTATTAAACAAAGTAACTTCATCAATATTTCCAATCCAATAATTTCCACCATCTGCATTATTCCCAATTGCAGCTGTTGTAAAGCTTCCTGTAAATGTTCCTGAAATTGCTGTTGTATCTTTTAAACTACCATCTAAATATATTTTTGCATTTCCACTGGAATCCCAAGTTCCTGCAACATGATGCCACAAACCATCATTCTCAATTGCATCACTTAAAAAAGCTATTGTTGCTGTTCCTCCTGCTTTATATACTAATCTTAATTCATTATTTCCAGCATGATAAAAAATTCTAATATTGTTGTTCACATCTTCATAGATTCTAAACATATCAAGAGATGATGCAGTTGTTCCTAATTTAAACCAAGCTGACATTGTTCCTGTATTTTTCACTGAACTCATTCCTGTAACTCCCAAAGAAACAAAATCATCAACTCCATCAAAATGAGTAGAGTATATATTATTAAATGAATTTATTATTCTAATATTAAAGTTTAATGATTTTCTATAAACACCATCACTTCCACTCATATCATCAAATACATCATCATATCCATCAAAATTAATTGCTTGGATATTTACAGCGTTATAAACTCCATTTACTCTATCTAAAGCCGTTCTAATATAATTTGCAAGTTTTGAAGCTTCTGCATAAGTTTTACAATAAGCAGAAACCATAATAGAAGCTGTATCTAATAAAGCTACAGAATCTTTTTGCCCCTCTGGAGTATCAGTAGAAACATCATAAACAATAAAAGGAAATGGAGATGTTTGTTTCATTACATTTGGAGCAATTCTTGTTCCTACCATTGATTCAACTGCAATGTTATCATGTAAAATTTTATATATTGCTTTTCCTATATCCATTTTAATATCCTAAACTTCCATACTTTTTTAATCTATTTACATGAGCTCTGTTTGCTTTAATAAATATTTGTTCTGCTTGTGTAAAACCATCAGCTAAAACGGCTCCGCTTGCTTGTTTCCAAGCTCTTTCCATATAAGGGTTTGGTTTTGACATTGATCCATCTCTGTTTCTATGTCCGTATTCCACCCAGGCACCAAAATAACCCCCCTTATTTTTTTTGAATTTTCCTTTTACTCTTGGCCCTATATATGCTCCATGAATATCTTTTTGTTTTGAAGCTCTTGTTCTATAAAATTTAAGAGATTTTTTTAATGTTCCCCTTGAAATAGTTAAACTTTTATCTGGAGGATATGAAACTCCAACTCTTCCTTTTCTCTTTGAATCTTTTCCTGAATTATGTTTTAATAATGGAGCTTCATTTACAGCAGCAGTCAATAAAGGAACAGTAACTTTTTTCCAAAACCTACCCCATACAGCATCTTTATTAACTCTTTTAGGGAGTTCTTTAAACATCTGCATAATTTCCTTAATTCCTTTTACTTCAACAGTAACTCCATCTTTATGTTGTTGAGCTACTTTTAATTCACTATAAAAACCTACTCCCATTAGTTATTATCTTTTAATTTTGTTTCTATTTCTAAAAATTGTTCTCTTCCATCTATTTGTTTAATCCCATGTATTATGTAAGTTTTGGAATCATAAACTATTCTATCTGTTCCAGCTATACTTACTCCTAAATTTCTCACATAAAAAACAACATCCGTTCCTTGAACTTGTTCTTGAGATTCTTCTTTTCTTCTGCTTGCTTTCCAATCTACATGAGCCCATAATGTATATTTCAATACAAATGTTTTTATTTGCTCTCCATATCTATCTGCTGTAGAGGTTTGAGTATTAACTACAATTCTTCTATCAAGTTGTCCTATGCTTAACATACTTGTATTTTATACTGATCTAATAAGTATTGACTTGATAAAGGAAGTTCAGTTGCTGTTCGGCCAGTGATGACAGTTTGGCGGTTTTCATACCAATTTCCTAAAGTTAAAAGAACTGCTTGTTTTATTCCATCTGGAACATCTGTTGAAGCCGTTCCATAACCAACAGTATATTTAACATGAACAGCGTTTATTCTATCTGCTAAATCTGGTAAAGTAGCATCAACTGCTAAACCAATTCTTGCAGGTTTTGAAACATCATCTAAAATGTAATTAGAAGAAGCCCAAGTTTGTTCACTATCATTAGTATCATAGTATTTAATATGAGTAATTGATGAAACAGGACTTTTATAAAGTGTATAAACTTCTGACCATTTATCTGAATATTGTTCTACTACAGTATTTAAAAAATATTGATTAGTATAAATTTGACAAGACTCAGTAGCCGCTTTAATTAAATTATCAATTAAAGTATCATCTGCAGTAGTATCAACTTTAAGAAAATCCTTAGCTTCAGCAGTTGTAAATAATGGAGTAGTTGATAAAGTAACTTCTTTTAGACTTCTATACATTTTAAATTAGTTTTAAAAAAAAAGGACTGGCTTCAAAACCAGCCCCTTTTTAATTATTTATAAATTACTATTAAAGAACAGTAGTATATTTAACGAATGAAGCACCAGAAGCAACACCCCAATCCATATAGTTGTTCATTATCAATCTAACCTCACCATTTACAGCTCTACTGTAAGGATCCACTGTAATTGAAGAAGGTCCAAAAGTTGCAAAATATACACGACTG